TGCTGAAAGAGAGGCTAAAGCTGCCGGAAAGGCTGCACCTACCCAAGCAGACGCTACCCCTCCTGCACCAGAAACAGAGCTTACTTTAGAAGAGTTTCAAGCTGAGTACGAAAGGATAAAAGCAGAAGAAGGTGAACAGGCCGCTGCTGATTACTTTGCAAGAGAGGCTCAAAGAGTAGCGACTGCTGCTGAGGCTGCACCAGATGACGCAGGAGAGACGGAAGCTGGACCCGCTACCCCACCACCAGGGCCTGAGACAGCGGCTCCTGAAGGGGCTCCTGCTGCGCCTAAGAAGAAGAAGAAGTCTAAAAAGAAGGCAAAGAAGAAGGCAGCTAAGAAAGAGCCTGATCTTGGTACTGCTCAAGATGCAGCTGCTGCTGTAGACGCTGACAAGAAGGAAGAGACACCAACAAGAAGGGAAAGAAATAGGCCCCCTAGGTGGAGAACTAAAAAAGATCAATCTGTTCAAGCTGACTTAGATGGGTATCCCGCAGTTATTAGCAAGGTTGAAACTACATCAGTAGATAAGGACGGTAATGAGAAAGTTGATTCTCATTACGAAGCTACTTATAAGACTGAAAAGGTAGTTCATGACAAGACCAAACAGCCAGTCCAATGGTCAGATATTGCTACTGCTCAGCAATGGCTTGAGAATAAATTTGCCAGTAAAAAAGTAAAAGAGGCTCTAGCTAAAGCAAGACGTAAGGAAGCATGGACTCAAGATAGTGATACCAGATGGTCTAAGATGATTGATGGTTCGTCAGCAGTAGTGACGAAAGAAGGAGATGATTTTAAAGTATCTTACAAAGGATTCGATCATCCTAAAAAATCATTCAAAACTGTTGAAGGTGCTCAAAGATTCCTTGATAATACTTATCCCAAGAAGAGAACTAGGGTTAAGGCAGGGGATGTTGATGCGCCGAAGCGTAGACCTACAAGAGTATTTGATAATCCAGACCCACTTCCAAAAGCTCCAGAGTTTACAGGACAAATCAAGACTGAAGTAGACGAGGGTGGTAACCCAGTAGTCTGGTCTTATATAAACGGAGAACCTTTTAAAAAGCACTCTAATAAGGATGCTGCTCGTAGATACTTGAAGGGTGCTACACCAGATAAGATTGCAAAGGTTTACGAACAGCTGGCTAAGCGTGAGCAGATAGATGAGGGCAAAGCTGCTAGGGCAGCTAAAGCTGCGGTAAGTGCTGGCAAGAAAGATGCAAAAGCGCAAGCTAGAATCAAAAGAGAAGCAGCTAAGCAAGCGCCACAAGCAAGACAGCCTAAACCGCTTTCGCCTTTTAACTTTTCATGGTCAGAGTGGGTAGCCCCTAAAAAGACATCGGCTGCTAGCAAGCCTAATGTTGAAATTAAAGGTAACTATGAACTATCAAAAGCTGAGGATTCAGAAGGGTACGATATATCTGTTACCTATCCAGGCAGAGAGGGAGAAATTGTTTTATTTAGCGTTCCTAACATAGACCAAGCTCAGATAATTGCAGACTCTATTCGCGCTGAATCTCCACTGTTTCTTGAGTTCCTTACTGAACAAGCAAAGAATAAAAATATTGATCTCATTGCGGTAAGGGATGAAACTGCAAAAGAATTTGGCGCTAGAAATGCTGCTCTTGAAAAAGAAATAGCAAGACTTGAAGGAAAGCCAACGATAACTTCTGACGAATTAGCAACCCTTAATGACCTAAAGAAACAGAGGAAAGCTTTAAAGCAAGAAGCAGTTAGAGTTGCAATGCCTAAGTCTTCAACCGAAGCCTTGAATGAATGGATTGATCTGCTAGAAGATCGTGGCGTTCTTGAAGCGTCAGGCATGGATGCATTAGATCAAGTGCAAGAAGAAAGAGCAGCTGAAGCAGAAGATGCTCAAGGTATAGATGCTCAAGCAGCAGCTTACGACGATTTAAAAAAAAAAGTAACGACCAATAAAGTATCTAATGGTGAGTATGAGCTTACTACAGAGGATGGCGTAAGGTACAAAGCATCAAAGACTGAAGCCGGTGAATGGAAAGTATACATCTCTAAGGTAGAAGACCCTGATTATTATGATGATCATAACTGGGAATGGGATGTTACTCTACCTACATTAAAAGAAGCTACCGCTTATGTGCAGGAAAAAGATTCTGAAAGAGAACCTATAGGTACATTACCTGAGTACCAGGAATTACTTGCTGAAAAATTATCCGTACCTTCGAAGAAAAAGTTCTTCGATATGGGCAAACGGGGAAATCTTCGCGCAGCAACGGGCGTGAATTTGCCTGGAGAACCACAAGCGGGTTCAGGCATCGTCTTTGCGGAAAGACCAGAATTAACGATCCTTGAAAGAGGTCGAATAAACGGTTTCACCGAAGAAGATATAGCGACCCTTTACCTCCACAACTATCAAGCTATAAACATACTGGATTTCAATGGCAACAAAGATTGGGGTGGTAGCAGCAGAAGGCAGTTCGGTCTTGAGGACTTGGGACCACCTAAAAATAAAGCCGATTTGGATGCCCGTATTGATCGTGCATATAAGAAATATATTGAGGATTTCGAAAATGCGAAAGATCCGATCACGGAACGAACTCCTCGTGAGCAGCTACCCACTGATGAAGAAATCGCAACAAGAACGGGTGCTGCCAAAGGGTTATCGGATCAAGAAATAGAGGCTTACCAGCAATATAAGGTTAAACGCGCTGAAATGGATGCGGCGGGCGAGGGCGTACCAACATTAGTTGAAACCCTAGAAGAAACAGAAGAAGAATCTGTAGATGAAAGGGCTGATCTTATTGGTCAAATAAAAGAAGACTACATCGTACTTAGGGATTTAGTAGAGGCTGAAGAAACTGATGTTGTAGCAGAGATACTCAATAACACCCCGAAAAAAGGTGGCATGTCGCTCTCTGATCTAAGGGAGCTAGCTAAAGCAATAGCGTCTCAGGAAGATTCCTTCCAATTCAAATCACATAAAACCAAGAAAAAATTTGCTGCTCAGATACTTGAGTGGGCAACTGAAGAAGCTGTTGCTGAAGATATACCATCCATTGAGGATGAGTCTGACTTTATTGTTACGGATGAAGACCTTGGGTGGTATGACATTAAAGAGTCAAGATCAAAGAGTCCTGCTAAAGGGTTTGATTCTCCACTACAGGCAAGTAATGCTTTGCTATCTCAGATGAATAGTATCTGGGGAAAGAAGGCAACAAGACGTATGATGGAGACAGGGTTTATTAAAATACTAACCCTTGCTGAAGTTAGAAATCTTTCAAATAGATACAAGAAAATCTCAACAGAAACTAACGCCTTTGTAGATGAGACAGATGCAAAGATAATCTTTATCTCTGATAACATTGCCAATAATACCAACGATGCTAGAGGTCTTATCTTGCATGAGATCGGTGTGCACTACGGCAAGCGTATATTCTCTGGCAGAGAGTTCGATCAAATCCTTGACCAACTGTACAAGTTAAACAGGGATGGGGATGAGGTAGTACAGGAAGCTGTTAACCAAGTTATCTTAAACTATACCAAGAATAGAAAGTATCCTCCTGTTATAGGCCCTCCTGCTGTAAAGAAGTCAGATGGTACGTATGTAAGGCATGAAAAAAATAGCGTGTTATGGGAAGAGGTTCTTGCTCATGTAATACAGTTCAAAGCAGCAGATATAAAACCGACTCTTTGGGATAGAATTACCAAGGCATTTGTTAACTTCTTTAAAAAGATCACTAAGCCTTTTGATACTAATGCGGAACCTGAAGTAGACGTAAATGATATAACAAGTCTTATCCAGTACGCTGTAGGTAAGGTTCCTTCTGAAGCATTAAGAGACCCGGATAATGATAAGCTACGCCAAAGGTACTCAAGCAAAAAGAAATATGAATTCCTAAAAGATTCTTTAGTGAAGGATAAGGTATGGCATGCAAGTCCTTTTGCTTGGACTGCTCCAGTTATTGAGAAGACTGAGATCGGTTTACAAGTGGGAACGTTAGAAGCTGCGGCTGTAGCAGCAGTAAAATCTGGCGCACCAGAACCTGTCCCATATGCTGGATATATAAAAATAAAAAATCCTTTAGAGTTGCCTGATATTGGGAAGTGGAATATACCTGTTGCCTGGAAAAATTCTATTGAAAGTCAAGACCTATTATTCCATGATGGTTTAGATGGTCCTCTTGGGGAGAGGATATTAAATATAATAACAGACTGGACTGATACAAAGAAAGTACTAAAAATTTACGGCAAGGAACAAGAGGTAGGAAGAACTACTTTTGCTAGTGAAATTAGAAAAGCTATATTAGATGCTGGGTATGATTCTATTAAGTATACTAATATGTATGAAGACGTATTTTCTACAGGATATATCCTTCTTGAAGATGGGCAATTTAAGAATGCTACTTCGCTTGGGTTTAGAGAAGGACAGCCTGCAATATCTGAAAGCAGAGGTAGGCGCATAACCAAGGAAGTAGTAGAGAACACTCAGTGGGCCGAGAAAGGTAGAAGCTCTCTCTTGTCTGGGTTCAAGATGATCCAGAAATACATCGAACCTAAGATGACCCTTGAAGGGTATAGACTTCTTGAAAAACAGTCCATGCTTATGAAGGGTAAGAAAGAAGAGGCTCATAACTTTGGCAGGATTATGCATGATGTTCTAGCTAACGTCAAAGGAAAGAAAGAGAAAGATGCTCTAACTAAATTCTTTGAAACCAGAGGAGCAAGCCCTGATGCACTTCCGAATAGGAAGATTGAGTACGCTCCGTTTGAATCCGTGTTGCGCGGCACTAAACCTGGGCCTAAAAACCAATCTAAGATGACTATAAGAGAGGCCGCAGTAAAGGCTAAAGATCAAATCGAAAGGCTTGGTCAGGATGCTGTAGATGCTGGAGTCTTAAAGGAAGAACAATACGAGGAACTGAAAGGACAGTACTTGCCTAGAGTTTACTTGAAGTACGTTCAGAGCGGTCAGGATAGGTTAGGCACAGGGTACATGGCAGGAAGCATGGGTTATACCAGAGCCAGAAAAGATGAGGAATCATTTATTGAGGACTTGGTATCAGGAAGAATAAAAGACCCCGCTTATCTTGCTTCAAGATATATCTCTATGGTAGGCAGTGACTTGGCTACAATAAACTACTTAAACTACATAGCAAGTGATCCAGCTAATGTTGGCTGGGTTCTTCCTAATCAGGTAGTAGAGATAGATGGTGTATCAGGCACGACAGTATACTTTAAGAATCTTTCTGGAGAGATACGGCAGAGGGCTGCTATACTGAGAGAGGGAGGTCAGATTGATGATGCCAAAAAGCAGGAAGCATTTGCCAATAAGATTGACAAGGTAATTGCCAAGTATCCCGAGATAAAGAATGCTGACACAAGAAAGTACAAGCGTATTCCTAAGTCTGTTCGTTACGGTGGGATGCAAGGCTTGTGGGTAGATAAGATTATTTGGGATGACATAACTCAGCAGGGAGCAATCTCATCTCAGAATGAAGTGCTGAATTCAATACTACATTTATTTACCAGAGTTCAAAAGGCATTTAAATATACACACGTTCCAATGCAGGTTCCTGCTCAGGCAAGAAACGCTATATCTAATACTATTTTCTTAAATGCTTCTGGAGTTCCTATCTGGAGAATACCAAGTGTTCTTAATAATGCGATGGATAACATTGTTAATAACGGAAAGTATATGCAGATAGCAAGGAAGTATGGAATTGAACAAACTACTTTTGCATCTGAAGAACTAGGCCAGATAGACAAAGAGTTTGCTAAAGCAACTAAGGATATTGCTGGGATGCAGACTTGGTCAAAGCTGAAAATCTTTATGGATAAAGCTAATGTATTTGGTAGGCTATATCAAAAGACGGAAGTCTTATTTAAGATTGCTAAGATTATAGACCTTATGGAGAACAACGGATATAATGAAGTGGATGCTGCTATGGAAGCAAACGAGGCATTGCTAGACTATAGCAATGTGTCTCCCTTAATAAGAACCTTGCGTTCTATGCCTCTTGGTTCCCCATTCATTACGTTTAATGCTAAAGCTTTAACTCAAATGATTAGGAATGTTAAGAAGCATCCTATTGCTACAGGAAAATACTTGGCACTTCCGTTTGTTATGGCAGAAGTATTAATGTCTCAGTTTGATGAGCTTGATGAAGAAGATGTTGAAGCATTAAAGGCATTCCTTCCAGAGTACGCAGAAAATAATGGAAATGTTTTCTTCTTGCCATACAAAGATGACAATGGTAAGTGGGTGGCATTTGATATGAGTTACTTCTTGCCTTGGGGCGCTCACTTCTCTGTCGCTAGAGACTTAGCAAATCTAGAAATAGGAGAAGCTGTAAAAACTATTGGCGTATTAGGTGGGCCTGTACAAGGTCTTATAAGCGGTGCTCAAAATGTTGATCCATTTACTGGTCAGCCTATATGGAATGAGAATGATACGCCGCATCAGCAGGCACAGGATATTATGATGTTTATGGCATCGTACATGATACCGCCTATGCTTATGCCAAGAAATAAAGCGGGGGATATTGCATCAGGAGGAGGGCCTCTGTGGAAAACCATGTATGCTTATGATATTATTGAGGGTAATATAGGTAAGGATGGATTTACAAAGTATGGTGAGCTTGATGCGTGGCTATCTTGGTTTGGTATAAATACCATAAAGATAGGTGATTATGAGATGCAGAATAAAGCGTATTGGACTCAAATAAAACTTACTAATATCATGAAAAGGGCAATGAAAGTTATGTCTGATCCAAATCTAACAGAAGAAAAAAGGCAAGAGTTATATGATGAGTATAATAAATTTGCTACACAAACATATTTGGAAATAATGGAATGGTCAGAAAAAGCTCAGGCTCTAGCGTAAAATACGTTGAGGTTGAATGGCAGGATATAATTTCTACTGCCGGATGGGAAAGGTATGAAGATACTAAGTTGCCAACCTTCTGGTCATATGGATATTTAATTAATAATAATGATGATGAAGTACGTATAGCAACTACCAAAGATGAGAAGGATGAGTGGTTTGGATTTACTGTTATCCCTCCTGGGTGTGTAAAAAAAATATCCCCCCTAATTAAAGGGGGGAATCGGAATCAATTAAAAAGAAAAACTATAAAACCAGCTAGCAAGATATAGGATATGTAAAAAAGTATTATCTTAAATACATCACCCAGCATATCTAGTGTTCCATTTATCAATAGCCGTTTTTATTTGTTCTTTATTGTTAGGCAAAAAAGAAAATGTAACTAAACATTCTGGGCATCCTAATAATATATCTGCTATTACCGCTTCTTCCCCACAGAATGGGCATGGTTTTAATTGCTCTTCTGTCATGTGTAATCCCTCAATAGTTTGCGCTGAGTTACAGCGTGTATGTCATCGTAATATCCCTCTCCATCTAGTCCGTTTAAAGTAACAACTCCCCTCCACCAGTTGTATTCAGTATCTCTGCACCAACTCTCTGAGTAGTGTGGATGTGAGAAGCATCCTGCGCTTAGACCGAATATCTTTTGACCGTCTGGTCGTGTTTGTTCTGCGTGATTATACAAGTGAGAATGTCCTTGCACCGCTGAGCAGTGCAGCTTAGAAACTAATTGATGGCCAATGTGTGCTGAACTAATAGGTCTTCCTGCTACACCAGATGTAAAGTAATGTGAGAAGTTTATTCCCTCCAGGGATAAGCATCCCTTAAATGGAGTGATCTTCCATCCATTCTTTTCATAGTGTAGGTCCTTCATTGAGATAGCGCCGTCAAGCTCAGGAGCAGAGTTAATTGCTCTGTCTATTCTATCCTCATGATTACCTAAACACATATGCATTTTAGGCTTGTATTGTTTCTCCTTTCTTTTTCTTTTGTTCTCATTGAACTTTCTAATAGGAGCGAACAATTTATCCTGGGCGTCTAGTATAGAGTCTACGTCCTTCTTGTATCTCCTACCTTCAAACCCTTTAGTTCCCTTATCGTATGATGAGAGGCTAGGCATATCGCCAAAGTCTCCCAAGCATACAATAATATCTGGCTGCTCATCTACTATGAACTTACCTAATGCGGTGAACCTATCATTGTCATACTCAGGTGCTGCGTGACAATCCGGTATCACCAATAGATTTTTCTTTCCCTTCATTTAATTTCTCCCATTCTTTAGGTAACACACTGGTCTTAAAGTTCTCGTTAACTAAGTATGTAATTACC